GGTTAAACTAGGCAGTGCAGCACCCACACCACCACCAGATACTCCACCGGTACCCAAGGATGTTAAGATTACTAAAACAGCCGACACTCCGCCTAAAAAAGAAACTGCTCCAAATCCTCCGGCTGTTAATCCGTCTGCGGTCAGCTGGGATCCAAATAATATATCCAGTATGCAAACGGCCAGAACGCAATTAGGCAATATGTCAGATCAATTAAAAGCATGGTTTACCCAATATCGCGATACGGCAACCGCAGAGCAAAGAACCATTGTTGGTAATTATATGGATATTATCAACTCCAAATTGGCACAAATACTTGCTGATATTACTGCATTAAATAGCAGAGGATAAAGTATCAATGGCACAATTTAACTATACCCTTCCTTCTGGAGCAACATTTACTATGGAGGCCCCTGCGGGTACTACGCAAGATCGAGCTGATTATATTTTTTATAGTCAGGTAGCTGCTGGTGCATTGGTGGGCTTTGTACCGGGACAGAGTGTCAGTGGCACAACATCCTCCTTGGTCAAGTTTGAACTGAGTAGATTAGATCGCGGCACTGCTGGAATAGACGACACAGTAATCTTGGCCATCATTAACGGCTTGCCAACTGTTAATACTGCAACAAACGCAATTCCGTCTTTGGTCAATACACCCTTGACCAATCCTGCAACACGTGCCAGCCTGGCTTCTATTGTCAATGGCCGCTCTCCAGCTGTTGCTAGCAGTGGTGTTGCTGGTGTTGCTGGTGTTGCTGGTGTAACTGGTGTTGTAACTAGTGCCGGAGGATCTGGTGCTGCTGGATCTGGATTTACAGCACCAGCCATAGGAGCATTATCCTCAGACCAAACCCTGGCGCTCATGGCGCAGGTAGCTAACCTGGTCAACCAACCTGTTTGTACCATGACCAATGACAAAGGTGTTGGCCAATACGGACTCGATTGCCAACAGTTAGAACAGGCCGGTTATGTTAAACCTGGTACCTATCAAAAATTTTTACAAAGTGGTTCCAACACACTAGTTGATGTGTTAAGTGCTCCTGGCATATGGACTGGCCTTGGTGGTGTAAAATCGTCAACAGATTTCCTTAATAATGCTACTGCGCAGAACACAGCACAAGCGGCATTAATGGACAGCAGTTATAATAGTTTACAAGCAGCTGGAGTAATTACAACTCCTGCAGCACAAGGTCTTTCTGCAGTTGTTAAAACAGTATACACAGGAACTACTGCAACACAAACAGCCGCAACAGTGGCCGATGTTGTAAATGGTCAAGTTGCGGCCTTGGTTACAAATTCAAGTCAATACGGCACAGAACTTGCGGCACAATGGGCCAGTGGGTTGCCACCAGTGACTGCTCTTACTTCTAATCTGACCGGTATACAAGGTATAACGCCGGTAGCTGGCACTGTTCCTGGAATACCCGAGGTTGGCTCATTGATATCTGGGGTAACTCCTAATTTAATGTCAGTAAACACTGCTATGAATACCTTGGGGAAAGCTTCGCAATTTGTATCAAATGCTGCTAGTCCATTATCTAATTTAAGTTTATCTAGTTTATCTAATCTTAGCGTTGGTGGGTTGACTGACAAATTAGGAGCATCTGCTTCGGCATTAGCTGACAAATTAGGAGGATCTGCTTCGGCCCTGGCAGGACAAATTCAAGGACAAGTAGTAGGTCAAGCCAATGCATTGATCGGCCAGGCACAATTACAGGCCAATGCATTAATTAGTCAAGCACAAGGTCAATTAAATTCGTTGCTTGGACAAGCTGACAGTTTGGTAGCAAGTGTACAAAAAGCCGCTGGATTTACCAACACCGTAAATCGTGCTACTGTGGATGTGGCCATGACCAAGGTATTTGGCAGTGCCAAGATACCCGTTCCAAGTTTTGGAGTTCCAAATTCCGCATCAATCGGTGCTGCACTTGATATCAGTAAAGCCCAGGCAATAGTAAAAGACCTTCAAGGGCAGGCCACAGGACTTGTTAATCAAGCACAAGGAATAGCCAGCCAAGCACAAGGACTTGTTAATCAAGCACAAGGACAAGCCAATAATCTAATAGCAGGTGCCAGAAACGCTGTAAACCGGCTAGGTTAAAAGAGTAAATACACAATGCCCACATTTATTGGATTCAACACTATAGGTCAAAATAAAAAATTCACATCTGTGGACTTTGACCTTATTAAAATTGACCTGCTCAATGCCTTTAATATACGACAAGGTGAATTGCCAGGTCGCCCCGGGTATGGCACTGTAATCTGGAACTATCTATTTGAAGGTCAAACAGTAGAAACACAAACAGCTATAACCCAAGAAATACAACGTGTGTGTGCTGGAGATCCTAGAGTATTTGTCAGCGGTATGCAGATGTTTCCACAACAAAATGGTATTTTAATACAGTTAGGAATAGCAGTGGTTCCTAGCACTCAAGCGCAACAGTTGAGCATATTTTTTGATCAACAACAACGTTCGGCCTCCTACGTTTAACTACCCATATTATTGTTGGGCTAAATATTAGAACAGGAAACATTTATGGCCACAACCTCAAGACAAACGGCAATTTTTGGAGTTGAAGATTGGAAACGAATCTATCAAACTTATCAAGAAGCCAACTTTCAAAGCTATGATTTTGAAACTCTGCGCAAAACGTTTGTGGACTATTTGCGACTGTATTACCCAGAAACTTTTAACGACTATATTGAAAGTTCAGAATTTATTGCTCTGCTTGATGTCATGGCCTTTATGGGCCAAAGTCTAGCTTTCCGTACAGACTTAAACACTAGAGAAAATTATTTAGACACCGCAGAACGTCGCGATTCGGTAGTACGGTTAGCAAACTTAGTTAGCTATACTCCTAAACGTAACACAGAAGCCAGTGGTTATCTTAAAGTGTTTAGTGTAAGTACTACAGAAAACATCACAGACTACAACGGCATTAATCTAGCTAATCTCACAGTGAACTGGGCCGATCCCACAAATCTTGACTGGCAAGAACAATTCACCACCATACTCAACGCAACTTTGGTTAACACACAGAAGTTTGGTAATCCCGGCAACGACCAAGTTATCCTCGGTGTCGACACTCAAGAATATACTATTAACTTGGTTCCTGGTTACTTGCCAGTAATTCCCTACACCTCCACGGTTGACACTGTGAATATGCCATTTGAAGTGGTCAACAGTACCAGTGTAGGACAAAACTTTGTTTACGAACCGCCTCCGTTGCCTAACGGACAATTTAATATTTTGTTCAGGAATGACCAACAAGGATACTTGAGTGCCAATACTGGATTTTTCTTTTTGTTCAAACAAGGTGTGCTACAAAATCAAGATTTTAATTTACCAGAACGCATAACCAATCGTGCTGTGGCCATCAACATTGAAGGTATCAACAACACTGACGTTTGGCTTTATCAGCTAGACAATTTAGGAAATATTTCTAACTTTTGGCAACGAGTTCAAAGTGTATATGCTGCGGCAGTAGAGCAACTAGCGCCAGCTACACAAAATATTTACAGTGTAGCTAGTCGTACCAACGATCAAATTACTCTAAACTTTGGCGACGGAATATTCAGCACAATTCCTGTAGGCACTTTCCGTACCTATGTTCGCGCTAGCAATGGTCTACAATATATTGTCAATCCAGTAGAAATGCAAAGTGTAGCTGTGCCTATCAGCTATGTGAGTCGTACAGGACAAATTGAAACAATCACATTTACCTGTGGTATTACCGAACCTGTGACCAATGCTCAGGCACGTGAAACCATTGCTGAAATTAAACAACGTGCTCCTGCACAATACTATACACAAAATCGTATGGTCAACGGCGAAGATTACAGTCAGTTTCCATTTACACAGTATAGCAGTATTCTTAAGAGTACAGCCGTCAATCGTGCTAGTATTGGAACCAGTCGTTATCTCGATCTAGTTGACGGAACAGGCAAATATTCCAGTACTGATATTTTTGCCAGCGACGGTGCCCTATGGGAGTCCAACGATTTATACTCCTTCCAATTTAGTTGGTTAACCTCCAATGACATTAGTAGCGCAGTAATCAATCAAATTAATCCGTTGGCAGTGCGAGCCGGCCTACAACAATTTTACTATGCCAATTTTCCACGTCCTAGTCTGGTGGCATTAAACTTGACCTGGCATCAAAGCACAGTGATTACCAATGAAACCACTGGTTATTTTCAAAATGATCAAGGAACACCGGTGCCAATTGGCCCGTATGCCAGCAACACTACCAAGTATATCACAGAAGGTAGTCTAGTACAATTTGCAGCACCCAGTGGATATTATTTTAACAGCCAAAATCAACTGGTGGTTGGAACACCAACCAAGGCTGACGATACCCTTACTATCTGGGCAACTCCTACTGCGGTCTATTTGTCAGGAACTGCACAAGGCCTGGGTAACTTGCCTTCGGGCGTTGGGCCAGTGGTGCTAAATGCCTTTGTGCCAACGGGCGCCATACCCATCCAGGTAATTCCATTGTTTGTTACAGATATTCCTGTAAGCATCCAACAAAGCGTTGTAAGTCAAATTGCGCTTAATCAAAATTTTGGTCTAGGTTACAATAATCTTACTGCAACTTGGTATGTTATTACTTCAAATAATCTTGACACCAATGCCTCTTTTAGTCTGGCCAATGCACAAAGTACGGCTGGAACTAACAGTGATGCCAGCTGGTTAATTCAGGCCACCTTCAATGGTTCTACGTATACTATAGTTTCAAGAAGCTTGGACTATTATTTTGGTAGTGTATTACAAACAAGATTTTTCTTTTATACCAGCGATCCTATCTACGACAGTAGAACAGGAACTGTGATTCGTGACTATGTAAACGTATTAAAAATTAATAGTCGTCCAGATGGATTTGTACCACTAGGAACAGATAATCGATTAACTATTATTGATCAACCTGTGCTCGGCGATGGCCTAGTGGACGATTTCCAAGTGGTGGTAAGTTTTGCCAAGTCACCAGGCGATCTTACACCAGTTAATCCAGATTTTTTTAACGACATTGTGGCTCCTGCGGTTAACGCCAATCAGAAATATGTATTCTTCCAGGCCACAGTAGATTTTGACAATTTACAACGTTATCTGCTAATAGAAGCTGGCATAGTCAACAGCGACTATCCAACTCTTGCAAGTATACAGGCAGTGCAAACACAATATGTTGTGGGTCAAGTTTTTTATGCTTACTCTGAATCAAGTTTTTACGTTCTTGGTGTAGACAATTTAGGCAATCCAACCTTGACCTTGAACAATAGTTATTTGGCCAAAACAGGACGCCAAGGCCTATACTTCCAATATCGTCACAACAGTCCATTGACTAGTCGTATTGATCCAGGATCAACAAACATCATTGATTTGTATGTGGTAACCAATGCTTACCACACAGCTTACGTTAATTGGTTGCAAGATACCACTGGCACCGTAGCAAAACCAGAACAGCCCACAATTGATCAATTAAACACTGCTTATCAAGGCTTACAACAATATAAGATGATATCAGATAATATGATTTTTAACAGCGTGTATTTCCAACCGTTATTTGGACAAAAAGCAGAGCCAGCATTGAGAGCCACAATTAAAGTAATTCGTGCTGCTAATAGTACGGCCAGCACTAGCACTATTAAAAATTTAGTAGTGGCCAACATGAATGCTTACTTTGATATTGCTAATTGGAATTTTGGTGACACTTTCTATTTTAGCGAGTTGAGTGCGTATATTCATCAAAATATTGGCAATGTGGTTAGCTCGGTAGTGTTGGTTCCTTTGAGTCAACAAAAGAGTTTTGGTGACCTATATGAAATTAGATCGGCCCCAAATCAAATTTTTGTCAACGGTGCCACAGTCAACGACATTGAAGTGATTACTGCGTTGACCAGCACTAATCTGCAGACCGCTCCGGGCAGTGGAGTAATTTAATGGCCAAACAAGTTCGTAGTATAGAATTTCTGCCAGGAATATTCCAAACGCCGATCAACGATCAGTTTTTGTCAGCCACGCTGGATCAATTGATTCAGAATCCTGAATTTACACAAACGCAAGGGTTCATTGGACGTAAAGTTGGACCTGGGGTTAATGCCAATGACAAGTATGTTATTGAACCAACTAAAGCTCGTAACGATTATCAATTAGAACCTGGAGTAGTGCAAATAGATCCAGCAAACAGCCATCGAGTTATAGATGCTATAACTTATCCTGGCATCAATGATGCACTAAAATTACAAGGTGCATACACTGATAACGCTGACAGACTTTACACCAGTGACTACTATACCTGGGATCCGTTTGTTGACTTTGACAAATTTGTAAACTATGCACAATATTATTGGTTGCCCAGCGGCCCGTTGGCAGTAGATGTATCATCAGAAGGTGTTCCGCTTACTGATAGCTTCACGGTAACTCGAGCCAATGGTGTTTATACATTCTCAGGTGTTGCCGGCGACAATCCTGCAATTACCCTGGTCCGTGGCGGCAGGTATACTTTTAATGTAGCACAAAATCAGTCTGAAACTGTAAACTACCGTGTGACTAATAATAATACCAGCAGTTGGAATATTGATTTTCAACCCAATCCTACGTTAACTCTAGTTCGCGGCGACACCTACGTATTTGATTTGTCACAGACTTTTCCTTGGGCATTTTATTTTAAGACCAAACTTAGTCTAGGCACAACCAATATCTACTCAAATGGTGTATTCAACGGTGGCGCCGGTACAGGACTGATTACATTTACTGTGCCACAAGATGCTCCTGATACCTTGTATTATTGTAATGATCTGCAGATTAACTTGCGTGGTCAAATCAACATTGTTGATGGTACAGCCGGTACCGGCCCAGCTTTCTGGATTCAAACAGATCCCGGAGTTAACGGACGTATTCCTGCAACACCCAATATCAGCAGTCGATTAACCGAAGCCAACGGAGTATATAATAATGGCGAAGATTTAGGCACAGTTACATTTAATGTGCCCTTGGCCACTGCCCAGGATCGTTACTTTAATATGCCTAGCATTGGGCAGGTAGACCTAGTCACCACATTACAGTTTGATCAAATTAACAATCAGTTTGTAAGTATATTTTTACAAAACAATCCCGACGGTATTGACGGAATTACAAATTTAGAAAATCGAACCATAGCTTTCATTACACAAGACTCTGATCCCAACACCGGCGGATGGCAACAAACTACATTCTTTGATCCATTGCTTGCAACAGGTAATGTTGTAAGCGGAACTGGATCGTACGATTCTATTGACTATGATCAAACTACATTTATTACCAATCCGGCGACCCAGTATAGTGTATGGCGCATACAGTACCTGACTGCCGAAGGCGGCGGCGTTTATATGTCATTGCAATTTGTACAAAATGTAGACCTTGACAATAAATTTTCAGTTGGATTTGGCACAGAATATTCTAGTACCAGTTGGTACAAAGATAGTAACGGCTTCTTCAGTGAGATTCCATTGCTTACTGCCGACAAGAGTTTACTATTTTATCAAGACGGTACAGACCCAGAAATATTTGGACGGATTCGTATAATCAATGAAGACACATCTACCAGAATAAATGTTAATGAAATTATTGGACGTCCAACCTATACCAGTCCAAATGGAGTAGTTTTCAGTAATGGCATGAAGGTAGTGTTCCGCGGCAATGTTTATCCTGCATCATACCAAAACAACGAATACTATGTAGAAGGCGTAGGCACAGCCATTCAATTATTGCTGGTGGAAGATTTTGTAACTCCCGAAACGTATACCATAGGAGCAAGTGTACCTTATGATTTGATTCCGTATGATTCTGGAAACTTTGATGGCAGTTTAAATCAACCTGTGGTTCCAGACTATCTTACAGTAAATCGTGCCAGTTTAGATCTTAACGCCTGGACCCGTAGCAATCGTTGGTTTCACATTGATGTAATCAATGCTAGTGCAACGTATAATAATACTGTTCCGGTATTAGATAACAACTTCCGGGCTCGTAGGCCAATTTTAGAATTCCGTGCAGGTACACGATTGTTTGATTTTGGAACTGAAGGTTTACAGCCAGTTGACATTGTTGACTTTACTGAGACTGATGCGTTAACCTACGTCAACGGATCCGTTGGGTACGGTACTGATGGGTATAATTTAATCAACGGAAGCACCGTTATTTTTGCCGCAGACCTAGACCTTGAAGTACGTAAAACAGTTTACCGGGTGCAATTTGTTACGCCCGATACTGTGCCGCCACTGATTCCAGAGCCTATAATTGTGTTAACTCCAGTTGCAACAGCCGTGGCAGACCAGACTGTAGTTGTTTTGAATGGTGTCACCGAGCAAGGTATATCTTGCTACTATAATGGCGTTGATTGGTCACCACCGCCAAATATATGGGTTGATACATCCAGCACTACATGTCCTGACGGGGCAACGCCGGTTGCCAGTTCATATGCAACTAGAGTAACTCAAGAAGGATTGGCATCGTCTCAACAAAAGATCAGTGTAAATCAACCCCCCTTGTTTAATATCTATGACAGCAAGGGAATTAGTTTTGGCAACCGAACAGTATATCCTAGTTCAAACTTTCGTGGTAGTCCGCTGTTTAGCTATGCTATAGGCAATGCTGCGCCTGATCTTGTATTGGGATTTCCATTGACCTACTTGAGTTTGACCAATCTTGGTGATATTGTTTTTGACAACAATTTCTACAAAGACTCTTTTAGCTATACCATTGACAGCACAGGAAAAACTGTTGAACTTAGTACTGGCTTTGTGCATCAATACAGCACTAGAGTTATATCTAAACGAGAGATTGGTTGGCAAACAGCCGTCACAACCAGTCTGGTTCGTCAACAGTTTCAGTTTGTCTATGACGGAAGTCCTTTGCTATTGGATGTAGCAGTCAATAATAACAACACGGTTCCTGCTGTACAGATATTTGCCAATGGTCAATTCCAAGAAGCCTACAACTATCAATACACAACTGGTACCAACACCACTACTATTAATCTATTGACTACCTATCTACCAGGTGATTTGATTGAAGTTGTGGTACTCAGTGACCAAGTTAGTGCAACTGGTTTTTATCAGGTACCTATGAACCTGTCTAACAATCCATTAAATGGTAACAGTAATCAATTTACACTAGGTACCATACGCAATCATTACACCAGCATAGCTGAAAATTTAATAGCCCTGTCAGGTCCTGTTATTGGTGCTAACAACACAAGAGACTTGGGTAATATTATACCTTATGGTCTACAAATACTACAACAAAGTTCGCCAGCAACGCTGACCGGATATTTTATGCGTGATGCCAACTATGATATTTTTGCTTCGTTGGCCTACAACAGTACTGAATACATCAAATTTAAATCACAATTATTAAATGCTGTGACCACATTTGGTATTGCTGATTATGACAACTGGACAGTTGCCGAGTTGTTGGATGCTAGTATTGCTCAAATAACCGCAGGTAGAACCAATCTTAACTCATTTTATTGGAGCGACATGTTGCCTACAGGCACTGTGTTTACTTCCAATAGTTATACAGTTAATCCTATTACTACCAATAGATTTAACACACAACAAACTTATAATTTTACAGAATCAAGCTATAAGGGACTATGCGTGTATGTTAACAATCGATTACTGACTCGTGAATACGAATACGTAGTTTCTACCGAAGGTCCGACCTTAACTATTACCATATCGTTGTCTGTAGGCGACGTAGTTACAATCAACGAATACTCAGATACTGCTGGTAACTTTGTACCTAACACTCCTACCAAGTTAGGACTGTATCCCAAATATGAACCTAAGATCTTTGTAGATATAGATTATGTAAATCCTACGCCCGTGATCCAGGGACACGACGGGTCAATCACGGTGGCATTTGGCGACATTCGAGATCAAGTGTTGTTGGAATTTGAAAAACGTATTTTTAGTAATCTTAAAAATGATGGTAACCCTCCTCCACTGGTGGCCGAAGACGTAATTCCTGGACAGTTCCGCACTACAGATTACACCCAAGATGAAATTAATCAAATCCTTGGAGAAAACTTTTTGGCCTGGACCGGCGCAAACAAATTAGATTACACTTCACAAACTTACATCGCTGGAAATGAATTTACTTATAATTATAGCCAAGCCAGCAATCGACTTGATACCAATACTCCGTTATTGGGTGCCTGGCGCGGAATTTATCGTTGGTTCTACGACACATTAACTCCAAATCTTACGCCGTGGGAAATGTTGGGATTCAGTGAAATGCCCGCCTGGTGGACTGACCGTTACGGTCCTGTGCCATATACCAGCGATAACCTAGTCTTATGGGGAGACCTTGAGGCTGGCTTGGTAGCTGACCCTGTTGCTCCATATGTTATACCTAAATATCGTCGCCCTGGATTAACTTCGGTGATTCCTGTTGACAGTCAGGGACAGTTGTTGCCACCTTTCTACAGTGTAATGGGTGCGTATAATCCTCAAGGGTTTGTTAAAAGTTGGCAAGTAGGTGATGGCGGCCCAGTTGAAGCAAGCTGGTGGTCAAGTTCCAGTTATCCATTTGCTGTCATGCGCTTACTGGTGTTAACACGTCCAGCAGAATTTTTTAGCTTATTTGCTGACCGTGACCTGTATCGTTACAATGCCGAGTTTGATCAGTATCTATATAATGGTCGCAGTAGACTACGTCCACAAGATATTCAAGTCTATGGCAATGGTACAAGTAAAGCCAGCTACATTGACTGGATTGTAGATTACAATCAGCAGCTGGCAATGAACAGTACCAACGCATTGACCACAGACCTGGCCAATCTTGATGTCAGACTGTGTTATCGCGCCGCATCATTCATGGCACAAGAAAATTTAAAATTATATTTAGAAAAAAGTGCCCCGCAGAGTCAAAATGATAGTCTGTTAATTCCTCCAGAGAGTTATAACCTATTACTGTACAAAAATCAACCGTTTAATCGAATTGATTACAGTGCTGTTATTGTAGAAGTAGTTGAGGGCGGATATAGTGTATATGGGTACAGCACTACAAATCCTTATTTTAATATTTCAGTCAGCAAGGTAGCCGGTCTCACACAGACAATCAGTGGCGGAAACATCAGTGTTACAGTTCCAAGTCAGTATAGTGGACAAGTAGCACAAATACCCTATGGTTATATTTTTACTACTCTAGCCAGCGTTGTTGATTTCCTGTTAAGTTATGGCAACTATCTTAAAACACAGGGCCTTACATTTACAGCTCGAGAAAACGGTTATACTTTAAATTGGATACAGATGTCGCAAGAGTTTGTATATTTTGCCAATCAAGGCTGGGCAGAAGGTACTGTTATCAATTTGAATCCATCTGCCAATCAGGCCATTGCACTAAGACCTGGTTCTGTTGTAGATTCTATTGTGACCTACACTCCGGAAAATTTAATTAAAGATCAAAACCGTCAGCCGCTCAATGCCAGAAATTTGGTTATATTTAGACAGGGAAACATATTTAGGGTAAACCCAGCTCCGGGTGGCAGTCAAACCATCAGTTACCTGCAATTAAAATTTACTGACTACGAAGACATGGTAGTCTTAGATAATCGTACTATTTTTAATGATTTGGTCTATAACACCATAACTGCTGAAAGACAAAGTCGCCTTAGATTAAGTGCTGCCACAAGCACTCAATGGAATGGCACATTAAATGCTCAAGGATTTATATTAAATCAAAACAATGTAATAGCTTGGAAATCTAATACCAAATACACCAAAGGTGACATTGTTATCTATAAAAATAGTTACTGGCAAGCAGCAAACATTGTACAACCCAAAGAAAAATTTGACTACATAGATTGGTACAAAAGCAATTATGACCGTATTGAACAAGGTCTGCTACAAAACCTAGCAACCAAAGCTGATCAATTGGTCAACAGCTACGATACACAGGTTGCTAATCTTAATAGAGATAATGATTTGCTAGCATATGGACTTATTGGGTTCCGTCCAAGACAGTACATGGTTGATCTAAATTTAACTGATCCTAGCCAGGTTCAATTGTATCAGCAATTCATTAAGACCATGGGTAGCAAAAATGCCACAGATTTGTTTACCCCAGTTGATTTTAATAATTTTACAAGTCAGTACAACATTTATGAAACATGGGGAATTCAGATTGGAACCTATGGCGCTCAGGCCAACCGCAGTTGGTTTGAAGTAGCACTTGACGAAGCAGTACTAAACGGCAATCCTAGTACGTTTCAAATTATTCAACCTGGGCAACCCAGCGAAGCCGATCAAACTATTTTATTAAACAATCTGTGGGCAGAAAGCTATGCCATACCCAATACTGACATATTGCCCACAACTTATACTAGAAATTTAGACACAGCCTTGCCAACGGCCGGCTATGTCAATATCAACGACGTTGACATCACAGTGTTTAGTCTCAACAACCCAAGTGCCATTGCAGCCCAACTTACTACTGTTGGTAATGGTACTACAATTTGGGTAGCACGAGATAACAGCTACGATTGGAACATTTACCAATGTGTTCAAGTTCCCGGTCGTTTGACACAAGTGTCAGACAATCTTAATGGAACCAGTGTTGCACAATTCAGCGGCACTGTTGATCTGGCGGTTGGTGACTTGATAATTGTTCGTTATTTTAACACAGGAGTTGATGGGGTATACCGTGTGTTAAGCAGGCCTGCAATCGACACAGCGGTTATTCAATTTGCATTTGTTAATTCTAATCAAACCACAATCACTGGCACTGGCATTGTGTTCCGCCTACAAACTATGCGGGTAAGTCAAGCCAGCGATGTAATCAATTTGCCTTATGCTAATCAACTAATTCCGGAAGCCACAGCCTGGGTTGACAACAATGGATCTGGTCATTGGGAAGTGATCCAAAAAACTAGTCCGTTTGCCGCTATACAAGCCATAACAGCCAACAGTCCAGAAGTTGATTCGTTGTTTGGATCTAGTCTGGCACAGAGTTCAGATCATTATGCTATGATAGTGGGTGCGCCTGGCGTTTCGAGTGGCAACGGAGCAGTATATACGTATCGGTCATATCAAAATCAATACGTAGAAAATACAAAAATAACATTATCTGCTACCAATGCCGCTGGCTACGGTAACAGTGTGGATTTTGGTAACAGAACTTGGGCAGTGGCCGGAGCAAGTGCCAGTAATAGTGGTGCTGGTTATGCCACAGTGTTATATTTGATTCCTGCAACCAGTGATTACGTTCAAACGCAATTATTGGTAGCACCTGATCAAGACTTCGGTGCAACAGGATTTGGATCAGCAGTACAAATTAGTGATGACGAGCGGTGGATGTATGTTAGTGCTCCTGTTGCTAACAAAATTTATGCATATGGTCGAGTTGATGTACCATACCAATCTGTTTCCTATGTAGCCGACGGAACCACCTCGTCGTTTAATTACAGTGACAGCATTATGATTAACTCTGCTCATCCAGGACAACTGTTAGTAACCTTAAATAATGTGTTGCAAACAGCCGGAGTCAATTACACGTTGTCAGGAACATCAGTTAATTTTACATCTACTCCTGCGGCTAACAATAAAATTCTTATTAGCCGTCGCAATATACTACAAGAAACAAATTTCAATGCGTCAACTCTTTCTCTAATAGATTATTTGTATACAGCTACAACTTACGATTCGTTTACAGTTGTAGTAAACGGTGTGTTGCAACGGCCTTATATTGATTATACATTTAGCGGTGGCGTTGTCACGTTTACACCCGCTCCGGCCTCCAATTCTACAATTGACGTATCATCTGCTGATTCTGGTGCGTATTGGCAATATGTCAACGTTATTACCGCTGCAGGTATTGATGGCAATGCCAGGCTTGGTACCAGTTTAACCACTGATTCTTTGGGTCGCCAAATTCTAGCTGGCGCACCGTTGGACAGTGCTCTGGATGCTGATGGAAACATTATTAATAACTCTGGTACTGTGTATGCATTTGATCGTAACACTATCAGGTATATCATTACTGATGCTGGCCAATTAACTTATGCAATTCCTGGAACATATACTAGCCCAGTAGCAGTTGTGTTGAACAATCAATATTTGACCAACACCGCTCAA